TTTGTGTGGCTCATGCGCTGCATATTCTGCATCTGTAGACCAGCTCATGCCATGGAAAGAGGCAGCGACGGGGTATATCGTCGAGTATCCGATTATATCAATGATTGGAGCAGGCGTGACCCCGACCCCGAGCCCCGGCTTGGGGACATTGAAGACGGTAATGAGTTGCGTGAGAGCCTCCTCCCCGCCCAACAAGACGGTTCCCAAACCGATAGGGATTTCTTTGTCACTGGGGGAGGACATCTTTCATCAGGGTTTCACATGAATCCTGTCGACAGGGCTCTGTATGGTTACGAACGAGCGCGAGCGATGTATCCGCCTCGTCCCGTAGCCACCAGCGAAACTTCAACTTCAGGCGCACCCGGGATTTCACCACCCCCGGCCGCGCCGAGCGTCGAGGCAACCCCAGCGGGCAGCAGCAGTGATCTGCCCCGGGGCGGCGTTCCCCAGGTATCCGCGCCTGTGGTGACCACTCTCCACGTACACAACTGTCCTTGTGGTCGTAGGTACCAGCATCGACATCGCCATCGGCCGGGTGAGCACGATCACCTTACCCGATTAGCCAATAATGGACGGGATTTTACCGCACCGTCATGCCCTAACCGGCATTGCGTCCATGGCTACGTTCGCGATTTGTGTGGCCGCAACGCTCCCTGTCCAGAAAACAGGGTGTTTCGCGGTCGATTACGTGCCGAGAGACAGTCTTTATTGACTACGCAGATGACCTCATGGGGGGTCGTTTTTGCCCGCAATATGCTTGATAAACTCAAAGCTGAGCGGCGGTCGCGCGGAGAACCTGGGACCGATGATGATTCTGATGACGAGCAGGACGATGTCCCCGACCTGTCTCCACACGATGACGCGTCTGAGGATGCGGAATCACCTAATCAGGATGACTTCGATGATGACACTTTTCATACAGGGGGGAGTATGGCTGGACCCGTGCTAGACACTTTACGGAGCACCAGCTGTGTAGCCGCAAGTACTGCGGCCGTTCTACAGCAACCACCAGGTCTTTACTGTGAACGCCCTCCCACGCCAGCCGATATTGGTCCAAGTCTGTACGACATGTACAACGATTCCTACCAGGAAGCAGAGTCCGCTTCTGGGTGCCTGTTAACTCGGTTATTGCAATCGGGGGGCGACTGCTCAGATGAGGGCGATGAGCCGACATGGATAAACAGGGTTAGCGCTGACACCAGCAGCTCATCCTGGCAGACTGTAAGATCATTGGAGACGGCTACCGGATCACTAGTACCTTTGGCTTCATTCCAGGAACGTGGTCCTCCGCTTGCGTGGGGGGAAGGCACACCTTTACCCGATTTGAAAACTTGTCATGCCATAAGTGAAGGGGATTTTAGCATTGAAAATGCTGATGCTCGTGTTTACACGACAGCTGGTTTGCCAGCTAGTACATTTTTGCACATGGGAAACAAAGAAACTGTGGAGAAAGCGAAGAAAACTGGTATTGCGCTTCCTGTTGCCCTTGATGGCATACCTAGGGCCCCAGAGGAGCATCAACCCGGGAGGGTTTTCGGTGAGATCAAACAGGCTATACCGCATCCGATGAATGAAAGGAGGCTCTTGCGTAGAGCCATCGAACAAGAGAAGGTCGAAGCGGTTCGCGCATCATTCGGCGAAGAAGCAGCTGGGAATTACATGAAGGAAAACGGGATTCGGCCCCAGGCCGTCTCCTTGTTGACCGGTATTGCTACCCAGACTATTGGCAACATCGCCGCTTCTACCGACGCGAATCACATCGGCGCTACCCTTAGTCGAAACTTTCCGGATAAGTTACTGCCCGGACCTGTCCATCACAGTAGCCCTAGTCGCCCCGGCAAACACGTGCCGGATCAGCGCCAAAATCGGTTGGGATGCGTCAAGGAGGACTATATCCCGCACATCCAAGCAGCTGTTAAGCTGTTATGTGAGCACGCGTTGTTGAACGCCGGCTTACATGGTTACACACCCGAGAATGAGTTTTTCGAACCACCTGCGGGTTATGAACCTTGCCCAGCCGATTTAGCGACTAGCGCCAGACACGATTGGATAGACCCACCGTTAGAACAGATGGCTCCCAAGACTTGGCCTTCCGAGGCTAAGTTCCAAGAAGTCGCAAAAGCTTGTTGCGCACCTTTCTACGACAAGAAGACCGGAAAGTTTGATGAGAGATACAAGGGCTGGTACGGCTCACGCAAAGCTCACCACAGCAAGCTTGATGAAGTCTTGCTGAAGGTGCGCGCGCGACTCATCCAACATCGAGGTCGTTATGGTACTGTCGTCGGCAAAGCTGCGTGTGATAAGCTTAATGGCATACTCTTGGGAATGCCCGTCATCCTCAACTCTACCATCAAACACTCTAGCCCCGATGCTATGAAGCAACGTCTCGCCAATAAGTTAATTGGTTTCCTCGACGGCTACGGGATGAACATGGATTTTGGTACTTTCGAAGCCAGCATACGCCACCAGGAAGACGCGAACGGCGCTTGGGTTGGCATACTTGACCTGGTTGAACGAGAACTAGTGACTGTCTTGCTCGACGTTGAGCCCGGTAGTCACCTCGAGAAAGCTGCCATTTCCCAGATGTTATCCGAAAGCCTCAAGAGTCGCGGCGACTTTTGGGAGTTCTACACCAAGGAATTCGGACGCGAGTCCGGAGATCCTGGGACTTCCATCCTCAACTTAGTCACGAACCTAGTCATCTGGATGGTGATAATGGCTCTCGAAGACGGCCACCAGAACGTAACCCAGGGCACACATGAGCAAGTCATGCGTGTCGACGAAAGCGGCAATGAGGTCTACACTGGCCTCGACATTATGCCGGATTGGACTGGTGTTAACGAGTGGTTGTTAGGCCTAAAACCATCGACGATTGGTTATGATTGGAATGGCGAAGGTGATGACTCGAGGTACGGGATGGCGGACAAATGGGTTAAGAAGCGCACAAAACACATGAATGCCAACTTGAAGAAGAACCGCGAGGGGTTTTATATGAAGAGGAAGAATGGCCTTCCTTACGTTCCTACTGTTCTGGATTCTGACGCCGCCGTGGCGATAGGAGTTCGGGTCAAGTACTGGTCATCTGCCCTGGGCGTCATCCTTGAAGCTCAGGATGAGAATGGCGAGGCGAAGAAGGAACGTAGGCTGTTACCCACGCTCGAGAGGAACGAGTTCTGTTCGAAAATCATTGTGCCTTTCGACACAGAAGGTAATTTCGGCCCCCAGCTTCGAGAACCCAAAGTCATGCATGAAATCGGTTTGCCTTTCGACAAGAATAGGAGGACGTTGAGGGTCGCGCTTGTGCCCAAGCTCAAACGCACATTGGCCGGTCACGTCACCTCTTTTCACATACCACAGGTCCTTGGTCTAGAAGAATTTGAAATCAATCGTTTATACGCCAAGTATGTCTCGCTGGCGTATAATTCGTGTGATGCTCCTTTATTGTTTGTACCTTTCATCCGCATGGCCGAGTTAGCGCACGCCCAGGGAGGCAAGCTAACCAAGCAAACCGGTAACTTCACCACCAGGTGTATGGTTTCGGATTTCGCCATCGGTGCTGAGATTGAGTCTATCGAAGGCTCTACACTCCTCATTAACAAACTTAAGGCTATGTTCTGGACCAAGGTTGGCCGCCCAGGCCACTACAAGGCAGTTCAGGCTGCCATTTTCTATGAAACCCGTGCTAACAAGGGAGGGCTTAGCCCCGCCATGCAAAACAACTTTTGCG